CGACCAGCGAAGCGCGCGGAAAATTTGTGGTTTTTGGATTTTTTTGATGGTTTACATAGGTGCTTAATATGACTGAAATGTTGATTCTATGGGGGTTTGATGGATGTTGATGAGGCAGTCTGATTTTGCCAAGAAGGTTGGTACAAGTCGACAATATATCAACAAACTCGTTAAACAAGGAGTGATACCGTCATACGAGAGAGGCCAGGTGAAATATGACGAGGCCAAACGGGCATTGGAAAATCATCAGGTTCCATACAGGCAGCGCCAGAGAGAGAAAAACAAGGCGGAACGACTGAAAAAGATGGTTCCTTCGATGTTCGATGTTGATCTTGGATATGAAAGCGTCGCAGATATGAGCGAGGAGGAGAAACGTGCGAGAAGTATCGAAACTCTTCGAAAATTGAGGGATGAGGCTGTAGCGTCTGGCGTTGATGTCGTAAGATCCGTTGAAGATATAGAGAAATTGGACGCCAAAGAACTCAATCGTTTGATTCTCGAGCAGGATCTGAGATTGAAAAAAGCGAAGGCAGACGAAGCTGAGGGTAAAGTTTTGCCGGTGGAAACAGTGAAAAACGCGATTTTTGAGGCCACGAGGATTTTGCGGGACGGACTTTTGGGCATTCCTGCCAGAACTGCGTCAGCGTTAGCGTCAATGGACGATCCGCATGCATGCAGGACACTGCTGGAAGAGGAGATAGTGCGTCAATTGGAATCATTATCGGAGGCGATTCGTGGGATGCAATGAAATTTTTGCCGCTATCGCGAAAGGTATCGCTCCGGATCCATATCTCACGATCGACGAGTGGGCGGACAGATTTCGGAAGCTGCCGAAAGGAGCGAGCGCAGAGGCCGGGCAGTACCGGACGGACCGTATGCCGTATTTGCGAGAGATCATGCGGGAGTTGAGTCCGCAAAGCCCGGTGCAGCAGGTGAAAGTTATGAAGGGGACGCAGCTCGGTTTCACAGAAGTCGCCAATAACGTGGCGATGTACTATATGGATATCGTTCCGTCGTCACAGCTCATGATCATGCCTACGGAGACGCTTGCCAAGGATCATTCCAACCGGAAGCTTACGCCGTCGCTTCGCGCCATGCCGGATCTTGCTAAGCGCATCAGTGGAGGAAAGACGAAAGACGATATCGGCGGTACCTTCGAAAAAATATATCCAGGAGGCATGCTGAAAATCGCATGGGCGGGATCTCCAGCGAATTTCCGTTCGCTTTCCTGCCGTGTCGTGCTGCTCGACGACGTCGACGGTTTTCCGTTCGATGTGGACGGAGAGGGAAGCCCGCTCGACCTGGCTAAAAAACGCACCGACAGTTTCGGGATTCTGAGAAAAATCTATATTAATTCGACTCCCACCGTAGACGGTGCTTCGAACATCCAGTCCGAATTCGAAGCGTCCGATCAGAGGCACTACTATATGCCGTGTCCGCATTGCAGAGAGAAGATCTTGTTTGAGCGGGACGGTTTCGTATACGAAACAGACGGAGAAAACGGAGAGATTGTCGGCGGCGTCAGATACCGATGTCCAGAGTGCGGCGGGATGATAGAAGAGCGCATGAAAACGAAAATGCTGCATGCAGGTGAATGGATACCGCACAGACCGGGTCATCGTCATCGCGGATACAGGCTGCCTGCTTATTATTCTCCCGTCGGATTTCTCGGATGGGACGACATATTTTCAGAGTATGAAGAGGCGAAACGGCTGGCAGACGAAGGAGACAATACGAAGATGAAGAGTTGGTCGAATACACGTGACGCCAACGTTTGGAAAGAGGAGATCAGCGCGACAGATACGGATTCTATCGTCAATCTCGCCATAGAATTTCCGGAAGGATGCGTTCCTCCGCGTACCGCGTTTACTACGATGACCGTGGACGTGCAGCTCGATCATTTCTGGTATCAGGTTTCCGCATGGAGGTACGGCGGCGGAAAACACACGCTGAGATACGGACGATGCGAAACCTGGTCGGATATCGAGGAGGTTTTTTCCGTCAGATACTATTCTGACGCCGGAGAAATGTTCGCAGTGCGCCGCGTGGCGATCGACGCAGGATACCGCACCGACGAGGTGTACGAATTCTGCGCCATGCATTCAGACATATGCGTGCCTGTCAAAGGGGTCGAGACGCAGCGGCAGCCGTGGCGCGTTTCCGACGTGACGCAGAAAAAAGGCGCACGTACCGTGAAAACCGGCCTGAAACTCTATCTCATCGACACGACCTATTACAAAGATCGACTGGACGCGAGGATCAAGCGTTCTCTGGCCCGTTTCGACGAAGGAACGCTCGATACCGCAGACAACGCCATAACGCTGCATTCAGCTACAGGACCGGATTTCGCCAGGCAGATGACGAGCGAATACAAAGCGGAAGAGCTCAACAAAAAGACGGGAAAAGTCAAATATTTCTGGAAAAAGGTGACGCGAAACGCAGACAACCATCTATGGGACTGTGCCGTATACGACGAATTCCTATCGGATATGCTCGGCATAGGATTTTTGAAGGACGAAAACGCGGTCGTCAACGTGCGACGAGGAAGGCGAGTCTATTCAAAGGGGATTTCCAGGTGACACGATTTTATCTTCCGAGGACACGCATACCCACGATCGTTTACGAAGTCATCAGAGAGATCGCTTCGAGGCGCGGGCTGTCGTTCGGCCAGGCTGTCGAATACGCGCTTGACAACAGCGATTACTACGCTTCCGTAAAAAACTGGTTCGTCTCGTCCGGAGGAGATTATTCTGAGGACAATTTCATTCCGGTTTATCTGAGGAGATCCACGGTGGGTCTGGATATGCTGCTGGCGATAAACGCCATATCTGTCAACAGGAATCTTTCATACGGAGCCGCACTGGTATATGCGCTGGAAAATCCAGACGAATACAGGGTGGCGAAAGAAAAAATCTCAGAAAACATCGTGCCGAAATTTTAGTACCAACGGAAAACGGTTTGATTTATTGGATAATTTCGCCATGACACGACTAGAACGCATCAACGAACGCCTCAATACGCTGTACGACGCCGAAAAGAAGGTGTTGAACGCTGAGGAATACAGCATCTCGGACCGTCGGCTGCGCCGCGCTTCGCTGGATCAGATCCAATCCGCCATCAGGGAACTCGAGAGAGAGAGGGATCGCGTGGAAAAAGGCGGCATACAGGTCAAAAGGGTGATTTATCGTGAGGGCTGACTTTCTGGAAAGGGCCATTTCCGCCATTTCTCCGACCTGGGCGTTGAACCGGGCCAAAAAGCGGGCGGAGTACAGGATACTAGCGGACGCAGGATACGTCGGAGCCTCCACTGGACGCGACAGCATGAGACGATGGGGAGTGGACGCCGGAAGCGTCGATACGGACGACCTGCCGTATCTTTCTGCACTGCGCAGCCGATCGAGAGACCGGTACAGAAACGCTCCCATCGTCACTGGAGCCATCGACACGATGCGCCACAATGTGCTTGGAGGAGGCCTGAGACTGCAGAGCGAAGTCGTACAGTGGAGACTCGGAATGTCACAGGAGCAGGCGGCGGAATGGCAGCGCACTGTGGAGTTCGAATTCGGCATGTGGGCTTCCTCTCAGAGCTGCGACGCGGAACGCATGGGAAGTTTCTACGAGCTTCAGGTGGTCGCGCTTGTATCCACGCTTCTGTCAGGAGACGTTTTCGCCATGCTTCCATCCGTATCGCGCGAAGGATCTCCATATACCACGGCCGTCAAACTCTACGAGGCCGATTACGTCTCTAATCCCGGAGGAACGATGGATACAGACAGGATCATGGGCGGCGTGGAAGTTGACGCGCTGGGGGAGGTGATCGCGTATCATTTCAGCGACAGGCATCCAGGCGGAGACATCATGCCGTCGAAATGGACGCGCGTTCCTGTATACGGAGACAACGGACGCAAAAACGTGATTCACGTGATGGAGCGCACGCGGCCTGGACAGAAGCGCGGCGTTCCGGTGCTAGCTCCAGTGCTCGAAACGCTCAAACAGCTTACGGACTATACCAACGCGGAACTTACCGCGGCGCTGGTAAGCGGTCTTTACACAGTGTTCATCAAGAGCGAGCGCGGCGACATACCCATGTCTCCCTACGACGACGCTGGTACGGACGGACAGACCATAGACCTCGGCGCGGGGGCGGTCGTCGGGCTGGCTCCTGGAGAGGATATCGAGACGGCCAATCCAGGCAGGCCGAACACCGCGTTCGATCCGTTCACGCAGAGCGTCATCAAACAGATCGGAGCGTCGCTTCAGGTGCCCTACGAACTGCTGCTGAAACATTTCAGCTCCAGCTATTCGGCATCGAGGGCGGCGCTGCTGGAGGCGTGGAAGGCGTTTAGAACGCGAAGGGAGTGGTTCGCGCAGCAGTTTTGTCAGCAGGTGTACGAGCTGTGGCTGGACGAAGCTGTGGCGAGCGGACGCATCGTGGCTCCCGGATATTTCGACGATCCAGCCGTGCGCAGAGCCTACGCCAACGCGAAGTGGAACGGCCCGGCTCCAGGGCAGCTCGATCCGATGAAAGAGACGCAGGCCGCCGCGCTGCGCGTCGAAAACCGTTTCAGCACGCGCACGAGGGAATCCGCAGAGATGAACGGGAGCGATTTCGAATTCAACGCCACGCGATGCGCGCAGGAAGACAAACTCATGGAAGGAGAGAAGATCGATGAGAACGGTTGAGGCCATTTTTTCGAGGCCGTGGGCGATTTTGCCGGAAAACCTGGAGACGATCGTGAAGATCGCTTCGAGAGAACACGACGCGGAAGCGCTCCAGGCGAAACTCGGAAAGCCGCTCGAATATACGCGAAGCGTAACCATGCGCGGAGATACCGCCATCATACCTATACACGGGAGTATTTTCAGATATGCGAACATTTTTACGGAAATCAGCGGAGCCACGTCGACCGAAGTGCTGGCCAGGGATATTTCCGAGGCTGCTGACAATCCCTCCGTAAGCAATATCGTTCTCGAAATCAACAGCGGAGGAGGACAGGCCGACGGCATATCCGATCTCGCAGCGTTGATCCGCAAGACGGCACAGCTGCCTGACAAGCGCGTCGTCGCGTACGTAGAAGGCATCGGCGCGTCTGCGGCCTACTGGATAGCCTCGGCGGCGAATCATATCGTCGCGTCCAAGGCGTCCATGGTGGGAAGCATCGGCGTGGTTTTCACCCTGACGAAAGGGGAAGACGACGAAAGACTGGAAATCGTCTCTTCCGTCAGCCCGAAAAAGAGGCCCGATGTTTCGACGGCGGAAGGCCGCAGCCAGATTCAGCGCTGGGCCGACCGTCTCGGAGAGGTCTTTCTTTCGGACGTGGCGGAAAACCGGGGGGTTTCCTACGAGGAGGCGTTCGACCTGTTTGGACAGGGAGACATGCTTATTGCATCGGAAGCGCTCGAGCGCGGAATGATCGACGAGATCGGCACGCTCGAGGGATTACTCGAAACGATATAACGAAAGGAAGAAAATGGCAATGTTCAAAGAGAACGAAATCACGGCGGAACTGATCCGGTCGAAGTTTCCGGATGTAGCGGCTGAACTCGCGGACGCGGCGAAGCCGGAGATCACTGCGGAAACCGTCAAGGCGGATTATCCGGGCGTGGCAGCGGCGCTTTTGAAAGAGGGTGCGGATTCCGTGGATACGGAAGCCGCCATCGACGCGGCCGTCGAGGCGGAATTCGAACGCATCCGCGCGATCGAGGCTCTCGTGGTTCCTGGAGCGTCGGAGATCGTCGCGTCTTTGAAGTTCGACCGGTCCGCGACCGTCGAAAGCGTCAAGGTGGCGATTTTCGACGCGCAGATGGAAGGACGCATCAAGATGGCCGAGAACATCGCGGCGGACGGTTCGAAAGTGGCGGAACTGGTGAAAGAGATCGGCGCCAAGACGCCTGAAACCGACGACGACGAGGCGGCGATCGGAGCGAAAATGGCGGAAATCGCCAGAAACATCAAGAAAAAGGGGGCATAAATGGCAGTTTCAGTGGAAGTATACAATCCAGACGGACTCATCGCCGGAGAGCATCCGGTAGAGAGTGTCAACGGGACGATCACGGGCGGAGATTTCGCCAGAGGCACGCTTCTGGGCCGCGTCACCGCGACGGGAGCGTTCACGATCAGCGACGACAGCGCGAGCGACGGCAGCGAAGTTCCCGTGGCTGTCCTGGCGACCGACGCAGACGCGAGCGCCGGCGACGTCACGGCGGCCGTCTATATCGCTGGCGATTTCGACGACGGCAAGGTGATCTACGGAGGAAACCATACGGCGGATTCCGTGCGATGGACGCTGGCAGGGCGTTCGATCTATCTCAAGCAGACCAACTAAGGGGGAACATATGGCAGACATTTTCAGTACACGCACGATGCTGCGGGCGATCGAAGAGGCCAACGCGCCGACCACGTTCGTTCTGAGCACGCTGTTCAACACGGTGGAGGTTTCTCCGTCCGAATACGTCGATATCGACATCGTAAAGGGAACGCGCAAGGTCGCCCCGTTCGTCAGCCCGGTCGTAGAAGGCCGCGTCGTGGCGAGCGATGGATACACCACGCGCACCTACAAGCCGCCCTACGTCAAGCCCAAGCGCGCGACGAGTGCGGGAGAGCTTCTCAAGCGGTCGCCAGGAGAGGATCCGTACAGCGGACGGTCTCCGCAGGAGCGCGCCATGGAGAAACTGGCGAAAGACCTGATGGAACTCGACGATTACATCACGCGACGCGAAGAGCTGATGGCCGTCGAGGCGATCACGACCGGAAAGGTCGTATGCCAGGGCGACGGGATCGACGAGATCATCGATTTCGGCATGAGCACCAGCCACAACGTCACGCTGACGGGAGCGTCTCTGTGGAGCGACGCGAACAGCGACCCGCTCGGAGACATCGCGACATGGGCGCGGCTGATCCGAAAGGACAGCGGCATCAATCCGAACATCCTGATCGGAGCGACGGACGCCATCGACGCGCTCCTGGAACATGCCGGCATCAGAGAGTCGCTCGACACGCGGCGCATCGATCTCGGTCTCATCGATCCTGGCGAATGGACCAACGGAGCGACCTATGTCGGCGATCTGAAAGCCGGCGGAGCGGTCGTGGGGATCTACAGCTACGACGAGTGGTATCAGGACGAAAACGGCAACGCTAAGGCGATCTTCCCGGACGGACAGGTCGTTCTGACCAGCACGAACGCGGAATTCCGGCGGAATTTCGGAGCCATCCAGGACGTCGAGGCGATGGCGTCGCTGATGCGCTATCCGAAGAGCTGGGTCACGGAGGATCCGTCCGCTCGGTGGGTCATGGTGCAGTCCGCGCCTCTTCCGGCTCCGCACCAGATCGACGCGATCGTTACGGCGGCGGTGCTCTAAGATGAAACTCCGTGCGCTGCATTGGATCGTCAGGGGCCGCGACGAGTTCCGGCCCGGCGAGATATTCGAGCTGGACGAGCACGCGGAGATCGAGCGTCTCGTGGGCCGCGGCGCGGCGGAGTACGCCGATTTCGAGCCCGTGATCGGGCCCGATCTCGACGCGCTTTCATGGGACGAACTGAAGAAGCTGGCGAAGCGCAGCGGCGTATCGATCTCCAAAAAGAACCGGGAAGCCATCACGGAGGAGCTGCGGCGTGTCCTTGAAAAATGACATGAGCTCCGACCTGTCGGACACTTTTATGGACGGCGACGAGTTCGCGGTGACGGCGACGATGCGTCCGGCGGCTGGACCGGAATACGAAACGCAGGTGATCTTCGATCTTTTCGACGACGACGAGATCGAGGCGGCCTATCCGTCGATGATCGTACACAGGAACGCCTTTTCTCTGATGGAGGAGGGCGACCGCGTCACGATCATGGGCAGGGAATATCGTATCGTCGGATGGTACGACAGGGGATACGACGACGCGATCGTCGTGAGGCTAAACGAGGACAGGCAGCATGGGTGAGCGCGGGTACTGCAGCGAGACGGACGCGCTGAAGGACATCATGGATACCGCGAAGGCCGTGGATCCGCGCGCCGACGTATTCGCGATACGGCGCAGCGGAGGCAGGGAAACGGTGCGGTCCCAGGTGACTTTCGCAGTGCGCACCGGACTCAACAACGAAGCGCTCGTCAACGCGCTCAAACGCCTCTCGGTGGAGAAGAACCTTTCCATATGGTTCGACGGCAGCGAGGTCAACCTGCAGGGCGGGCAGGTGGACACGGACTATCTATTCATGACCGCCCTCATCACACCTACTATCAACTAACAAGGGGGAAACATGGCGAGTTACGATCAGGGACGTACGCTGACCATCGGCGGCGGTCTGCTCTTTTTCGAGGAGAAAGACGACAGCGCGCCCGGCGGCTACAAGCCTCAGGTCTATTTCGGCCCGACGGAGAGCATCACGATTTCCGTAGACAACGAATGGGTCGAGCACAAATCGACGGAAGGGTGCGTGAGTCTCGTCGACAAACGGATCTCCGTCGGAAAAACGGCGAACATCAACATCGGAACGACGACGATCAACCCGTCGTCTCTGGCACGGGCGTTCCAGGGTACGATCGGCGACAATTCGCAGACGGCCGTCACGGACGAGCCGGTCGTCACGGAGGCGGTCACGCTCGGCGCGGTCGTCGACTACGGATATGTCGGAGCGACGAGCGTCACGGTGAAGGACGACACCGACACCACGACCTACGTGGAAGGAACGGACTACGAGCTTCTGACGAAGCCCGGCTGGATCATTCCGATTCCCGGCGGTTCCATCAGCGACGGCGACGTGCTGCATATCACGGTCACGGCTCCAGATTTCGACGGCGTAGTGGTCAGCGCTATGAAGCTCGATCAGCTCGAGGGCCGTTTCACGCTCATCACGAACTCCAACACCGGCAACGACTACAAGTACGTCTTCAAGAACGTCAACGTCACGCAAAGCGGCGATTTCGCCCTCAAAGGCGAAGAGTTCGCGACGCTG